CGAACACTATGCCGACAATTTGGCAAACCTTACGGAAGATGAATTGTGGCAAGTATCCCGATACATTGCCGATTGTGTCAATAATGAGATAAAAAACGGAGGCAAACCCGATAAATTTACTATTTTTTGGGCTTTAGATGCAATTTTAGGAGGGGCTTTAGAATGAAAATATGGTTTTGTTTAAATTTTGACGATGGGGAAATTTATTGTTTAGGTAAATTTTCTAATTTTGAACAAGCAGACATTCAGGCAAACATAATAGGGCTTTCTCCCGTTTGGCTAATTGATGAGGAAACCGCTAAACAATGGAAAACTAAATTAGAAATAATTTAAGTTAGTAACCACTCACTTACAACCACCTTCGGGTGGTTTTTTTCTGCCATTTTTCCCCGTTTCTGACCGTTTCTGTTCATCGGACATTACCCAAAATAAAAAAACGCCTAAAAACCCCCTTAAAACGCTTTTAAACGCTATTCGTGCGGGTGTTTGTCGGTGCTGGAAACAGTCACCAATCCAATATGCCTTAAATCCATTTCAGTATTCAGCCCTAAATTGTAAAAATGTGCGCTCCACATGATGCAGATTCTCACCCCTTCTGCATAACTGCCCTTACCTATTGTCCGCAAAATGTGCCGTTCGGGTTCTGTTAACTTGAACAAATGCCCATGTAAATCGTCATATTTTGCTCTATTGGGCAGGCTTTTTGGCACTTTCTAGCCCCTTAACTTGTGTGCGCCAATATTCGGCTATCAATAGGGCTTCAGCCCTTCCTATGTGCTTTTTAAGCGTTAATTTGGCTTCAGGCCATAACATCCTAGCCATGTCCAATGCTTCGCCCTTATCGCTCGATAGGTGATAGTGCTTTTTCCATGCTTGAGGGCGCACCAAATGCAAGGGATAGCGGGTTAACTCGCAAACTGCCGTAATTACCCCTACTGCCCGCCCAAACTGGAAAGTTGACGCAACCCCTTGGTTTGGCATTGAATGGACTAATTCGCAACAGATTTCCCCGCCTTCTTTTGGGTCGATTAGGCGCAGAATCATGTTTTTTAGCACCATTGGCAAAACGTGCTTGTCTTGATGCTGTATTTCAAACGAATCGAGATAATCTCCGTTATCCAACAAACCGCCTACTGCACCCGATACCGAGCCTGGGTCTATACCCACCCAAACCGTCATTTCCAAAACCTTTTGAGCAAGTCAGTCGCAAAGTGCTTTTGGTATTCGGTTTCCTTTGGAGTAGTCAATTTACGGGGTTTTTGTGGCAATACGCCTTTGAACACTTCTTCCTTTGTCCTAAAGAGAATAAAGCAAATATTGCACATTCTTCTACGATAGGTGAATTCCTCATGTTGGATTGTCTCTGTAATCTTGTTTTTGTCTGATTGACACTTAGGGCATTTCATTCTTGAGTTCCTTTATTCTTTGGGCAATCAAGGTAGGCAGAGTAGGAAAATCCTTTTTCAATTCCCTTGCTCTCAAACGGGATTGCTCTATCGTGGCTGGGTTCATCGCCATTAGAGCGTAGTGGTTTATCAGATAGGTCAGAAATATCTCCTGTCCGTTGTAGTGCTTGAGTTGTGACAAGTAAGGACATTGGGTAGCCTTCTCTGATTCTGTCAAGGATTCTGTTTGCGTCATTGATTGTCATGGCGTTTTGGGTAAGGTTTGATTAGATGCTGAATTGCGGACAAATGGGCTTTTTGGGCTTGCTTGCCACCACGAAAGGCAAAATATCTGCCCTTGCTATGCTGTTTTATCTTTTGGACAGAGGGAAAGTGTTTTTTAATGTTTTCAAGTTGAGTATTCCCACAAACTGCTCTAATGCTTCTAGAAGTCCAAATCTTGCCGTTAATAAGCCAACCATCTCTATCCAACTTACGGCTTTTAACATTGGGGTTTCCGTCTCTCATAGAGCCAACATAGTAAAAGCCACAGGCTTGGTAAATAGTCCCAAATTCGCCTGCCGCCTCATCAATGGTTGAAGTCACCACCTCGTATTTCTCTGGCAACATCTTCATGCTTTGACGAATCAGTTTGCTTGCGCTATGAGGGTGCGCCCAATGGACACAAGCACCACGACTAAGCAAAATCATTTTGCCTTCAAAGCCATATTTACTCCAATCTGCCCCTGCCAAACCCTTTTCCCGTGTGATTTTTCCAAGGTTTTCAGAGTATTCAGGGCCGTAACAAACAACTCCAGCACAGAAATTCTCGAAGAAAATGCCATAGCAATGCCAAACAACGGCTGGCATACAACCAAGCCACTCGTAATCTTCTATGATTTTCTCAGCCATTTTGTAGGGGACTTCACGGATTTCAGCCTTTTTGATGTCCACATCAATGTTTTGCCACCAGTTTCCTAAAAGGTCAGCGTCTGAGTTTTCCAAACGCCTTTTCTCTCTAATCTGCTTTTGCCAAGCAGTTGTGTTATCAAGCAATAGGTTCACTTTAAAGCCTCCCTAGCAAATTCCAAGGCTATTTTGCTCACGGGCAATCCCATTTCTTGTTTGGCAATGATGCGCTTTGCCCACCCTTTATTGTCACCAAGGAATCTTTGCCCAAAATCGACATATTCGGAGTAAACAACGGGTTTATCGTCTTTCCATTGGTGGTAGGAACACATTGGTCTACCAAGGTCAACTGTCCACCTACGCCCGCACCCAGGCTCTGTGCAGAGCAGTTTTCTTTCGTCATCAATGGGTTCTTCTTTCTTTTTGCCAAATGCGTTAAATGCCATGATATTTCCCCTCTACGATTTTTGCGAAATTGCTAGGTTTAAGAATCCACTCCAAGTCAGCAGTAAAAACCCGCCCAGACTTGTCATTTACTTTGCCCATCAAGAACTTGGATTCACCTACATAGCCAAATAACCTAGCCCAATAGTCAAACATGACCTCTTCTGTGACTTGTTTTTCAGCAGATAACTCCAAGGCTATATCTCTCCATCTTTGCCTGAGATAGCCCTTTCTAGCATCGTTCCACACCTCTACCCGTCTAAGGGTAGGTAAGTGTTGGTGATAGAGGTCAATGACTGCTTGATGATTACACCTTGGTAGACCATTGCCTAACTCAGGTTCACCGCTAGGTGGACATATAGATATATTTGGTTCTTGGTTAATGGTTAGTGGTTCTTGGTTAGGTGGAGGTTCGTTAACGAACTGTTCACGCTTCGTGCGTTTTTCCCTACGCTTCGCTTCCCTTTCAATAGCGATTCGTTTGTTTGTCTCTGCATTGTTATGGTAATTATCTAGTTCTTCACGAATTCTGTTTTGCACATAAAGACCATTTTGGAAAACAAAAAACTTCTTGAGGACGAACTTAACTGCCTCAATTTCCTCTGTGCTAGATGCCCATGTCCATTCGATGGCTTCATCTATGGTTGGGAATGTTTCTCTGTCATAGCACGAATCGATCAAAAGCGTGTACGCTCCGTGCTGAAGCATGGTCAAACGACCAGTCTTTTTGGCGTAATCGCCTATGTTTCTTTTATAGTAGTGCATTATTCGACACCACCAGTTACATAAACAATTAAAAAACGCTCTGTTTCAGCGTCTTGGAAAAGGCGTTTAGCCTCTTTTTCCGCTAGTTCGTATGTGTCGTGAACACAAGTAAATCGGATGCTATTACTGCTCCTTGCATGGCGCATCACAGCAAATTTCCCGACAAGATTGTTGATTGGTTTTTCGCTCGCAAGCGTAGGCTTGGGCTTTTTGAGAGTTAGTGTTGCCACTTTTGTAACCTTACTGATATCGGTTGCTGATACTAAAACAATGTCGGCAGGACGGTATCAGAGTCGTCTTTTCGGGGGCTACCCTAGCCGTGTTTGTTTTTATTATAAAGATGCTCTTGGGTAAACCAAATTCTCTCCTAATCTACTCGGATATTTAAGAAAGTCGTATGCCCCTTGCCTATGGCAATTCATTCGCAAATCAGCCCCATCGTAGATTTCTGTGGTCGTTCCAGCAGTTACCTTGGTAGCCTTAACCACCACTTTTTTCTCTTCCAACTTAGCCACCCCAAAACCTGTGATGTGGTAATAATCACCAATCAAAACCACATATCCCATGCGTTCTAAATCATTAAAATATCTTTCATAGTGAAAACCTTGGTTTCCTACTGCTAATGTAGAATGTGTAAAGTCTTTGACCGAACAAGACGAGTGTTCTAGCCTTTTTAAAATGTTTTTGTGAGCAAATTTAAGTTCCATTTCAGTCTCCTTTTCAGCCAATCCTACCCTTAAAAATAGTTTGTCAACATAGGGTTTATCCTAGTTTTCAAGCACCTAAAAAGCCTTAATAATCCCCTCACCAACATTTAAAAGGAGTTGATATGTCGGTAAAACCAAGTGACTTTAAACATGAAATCTTTGTCTACCTAGACGATATTGGCGAGTGCCTAGTGTGCTTTGACATCCTCACGCCAGGCGAGGAACTCGACCCTGACCACGCAGACGACTACGAGATTGACTTTGCCGTGTTTGATGCTGAGAACGACAAGCACATCACATACGACATTAACCGCAAGCAATACAACTATTGCGAAAACAAGGCAATGGACGAAATGCGAGACATAACAACCAAATGGAAACAAGAATGGGAAGAGTATATGTATGACTAAAACAGAGATGATTCAGCACTTAAGAATGGCGGCTTGTGACGAACAGGTTGTATCAGGAATGGGTAATGCTTATGATTTAGGGGCTGAACATGAGCGTGATGTGGTTTGCTCTTTGATCTACAACATGGTCAAAGATCACCATTTGGCACAAAACCTAGTGGACACAATAAGGGTGCGTGAATGACAAAACTTGATGATGCCTTTGATGACTTGGAGTTTATCGATATAACGGACGAAATAAAGAAGTCCACTTATTTTGCTGAACAGAGAAAAGTCGCCACGGGTGTCACGGACGGAACTGCTCAGAGGGAATTGGTCAGAGATTTGACTGAGAACCTACGGGCAATTGATCCAGAAATCATCAGAAATGATGTTTTGGAAGAAGTGGCAAGCGAGTTGGCTAAGTTACCTTTTGGTGATACAGCAAGCAGTTTTGCCGCATTTGTGAGAGCAATGAAGCGTTAATATTTTTAAACAGGAGTTAATATGGATAGACCAGTTGTGGGCATTACAGCCCCATACCGAAAGATGGACTACACATACAAAGATATGTTGCTAGACCGCATAAAAGACCTCGAAGCAATCGTCAAGAAACTTGAGCAACGCATCAAAGTGCTGGAGGGCAAGAAATGAAACTCAAGAATGAACTACAAGACATCTATGATGATTTGTGGAATGTCTACTTTTGCTGTTACTGCCTTGAACCACAGGGTGGGAAGATGGTTTGTTGCCATGAGAATCACTTTGTGGAATTCAAGTATTTGGACGCAGATTGCAGACAAGAAATAGCACAGGAGGTGTTAAATGGATAACGAACTCATGGGGACAACAAGAATGTTCCCTCGCACACTAGAGACAGCCTTTCCTAAGCAATACGTCAACGAAGGCGTGTTTGAAGGGCCGTATTACTCAGCACCTCATATTGGGGATGTTTCAGTTCTATTGGGCTTGATTGCAACGATCAGCATGATTGCTTACGTCATTTGGAACTATTTATGAACGACTACTCAACCATATTGATGCGGATAGAACAATCGGTGAAATCCCTAGATAAAAAGTGCATGAACAAGAGTTATGATGGGTTTGTGTTAGACATAAACAGAATCAACAATGATCTAGTTATGTTGGCACATTGGATAGGTGAACAGCAAGTTAAACAGAGTCAACAAAATAGGAGTTAATTATGAATAGTGAACAAGTGTTATCGATGCTCAAGACAAATGTCAACGAGCATACAGAGAAGAAGAATGGGCTTACATATCTTTCATGGGCGTGGGCATGGGCAGAGGCACTAAAAGCCGATCCTGAAGCCACATACAAAATAGAGATGTTTGAAGGAAAGCCCTTTGTAGACATCAACGGCACAGCAATGGTGTTTGTAACAGTCACCATGTTTGGCAAACCAATGACTTGCCAATTGCCCGTGATGGACTACCGCAACAAAGCAATCCCCAATCCAGACGCATTTGCAGTCAATACTGCCATCATGCGTTGTATGACCAAGGCTTTGTCCTTGCATGGTCTTGGGCTATATATCTACGCTGGTGAAGACTTACCTGAAGGCGAAGATGAGTCATCTGTGGACGAAGGCATGATGTTGGACTACTTGTCTGCGATTGAAGTTACTTCATCCCTTGATCAACTTAAAGACATCTACATCGAAGCGTTTGCCGCTTGCCAAGGCAACAAAGCATGGCAGACAAAGATGATTGCCGCCAAGGACGCTAAAAAGAAGGAGTTGAAATGAAGAACATTCCAGCCTTCCCAAACAACTTCACCATTGAGAAGTATCAAGGGTTAACAATTCGTGATTACTTTGCCGCCAAAGCACTACAAGGCTTATTGGCATCAGAAGTCAACGATTCAATGCAAGAGTTCATTTCTCGTTCTTACAAGATTGCCGATGCAATGATGGAAGAGAGGTTGAAATGAGTGAAGAGATTATTCAAGGTAGTGAAGAATGGCATCGCCAAAGAATCGGAAAGGCTACGGCATCACGAATATCAGACATCGTTGCCAAAACAAAGTCAGGTTATTCAACAAGTCGTGCTAACTATATGGCTCAACTGGTAGTCGAGCGCATGACAAACCAAGTGGCTGAGTCCTACACCAATTCGGCAATGGAATGGGGAACAGAGAACGAACCCTTTGCTAGAGGCGCATACGAAACCAAGATGAACCTATTGGTGACAGAAGTAGGTGCTATTGACCATCCAAGCATTGCAATGTCTGCCGCTAGTCCTGACGGGCTGATAGGCGATGATGGATGCTTAGAGATCAAATGCCCAAATACGGCTACTCACATAGACACATTATTGGGTGGCGAGATAGCAAAGAAATATTACGATCAAATGCAATGGCAGATGGCTTGCACAGGTCGTAGTTGGTGCGATTTCGTGAGTTTTGACCCACGGATGCCAGAGGGACTTCAATTGTTCATCAAGCGGATACCCAGAGATGACAAGTATCTTGCTGAACTAGAAGGAGAGGTCATTCAGTTCTTAGCGGAAGTGGATGATAAAGTTAATAAGTTAAATGATTTGAAAGGTTAATATGGATAAACGTGACAATAGTGGTGTGCTTTTTGCCAATGACAAAAAAGACAATGATCGTGCGCCCAATTACAAGGGAAATATCATGGTAGAAGGCACAGAATATTGGCTGTCGGCATGGGTTAAGGAAGGCAAAAACGGCAAATTCCTTGGTTTGGCAGTCTCTCCGAAAGATGCACAACCACCAGCAAGCAAACCAGTTCCAAAGAACTTAGAAGAGAGCGATTTTCCTTTTTGATGGGGGTTTCATTTGCATCTTGTATATGTGTCAGTACAGTCTCCCCCATGAAAGACTAAGGGCTGTACTACGCTATTGAAAGGCAACCGCAGTCTTAATATACTAAGGCGGTGACAGTCGGAGAGACGACACAGAACAACGGGGGGAAAGCGGATGCGTCACAACAGGTTTGGACTCCCAAATGGCGTGTAGCGAGTACTCCCACCCTTTAATATGCGTGATAAATACAACCAAGAATACATCGAAGTTCCGCTTTCTGAGACAGAAATCATGGTTTGTAACTACATTGGAAAGTTACGAAACCATGTAACGAGCCAACACGCAAACGACAGAAAGCAAGATCAATCCCTTGATGGAGTGCAAATATCCATAAATGGGGTGATTACAGAGTATGCGGTAGCCAAGTTTCTCCAATTGCCGTTTGACCTAAATTGCAATTACAGAAAATTTGGGGCTGACCTAGTTACAAGAAAAGGCAAGACAATTGATGTTAAATGCACCAGTAAGGTAGGTGGAAACCTAAATGCCGTTGTTTGGTCAGGAAAGAAACCAGTTGATGCTTTTGTTTTGACTGAAATACACAACACTTGTGTTCGCATAATTGGATGGATAAATAGCAAGGATTTCCTGATTGAAGAAAACTTGTTTGATGTAGGCAATGGGGAGTATTATTCAGTTAGACAGTCCGAATTGATACCTTTTGAAAGGAATTACCATGTCTGAAGTCCTAATCTTTGTAGCAGGAATGATTGCTCCTGCCTTCCTAAGTGCCATATTTACCCTCTTCAAGTCCTTGGAAGAGGTAATCAAGGATAGGGTGAAATAAGCATGATAGAGAGCATCCTAACCCTGTTTGCTCTTCTATTCCTTGGCTTTGTAGTAGGAATAGGGATAATCCTTGCTATCCTCTACATGACTAGTGACTAGGCAAGGACTGCCAAAGCCTGTTGAACGTGCTTGATGCGGTCATCCAAGCCAATAGTTCCACCATTGATTATCTTGGTGACTTTAACGTAGTCAAGGGCATCCGCTGGAGGATTGCATTTGTGGGTTGACCAAAACCATCCTGCTGTGAGGGAAGCATACTTTGGAGTGCTAACCAAATCAGGGTTAGACACAAAATCCACCCCCAATGCCTGACCAGCATGAAAGTAATTAGCGTGACCAGTAAGTTGAATACAGCCACGCCCACGAAAACGATACCCATCACCACTAGCCTCATCCCTATTGCCCATACGAGAGGAGTAGACCATGTTGGCGATCTTCTTTGGATTCCTGTCATACGCATTGGCAATCTCCTGAGTAGGAAAGCGTTTAGGCCATAGTTTCATCAGGGTGGCGGCACGATAGTTCAGATTCTCTTCCAATAACTTAAAGTTACCGCACTCATGCGAACATTGACCAATAAACATCGCTTGTTGGTTGTTAGAGGTAATGTCAAAACGAGAAAATGTCTCATTTAGAGCATCTACCCACTCAGCACCAATATGGAGTTTTTGTAGTTTTTCAGCGGTTAGTGCCATTATTCTTCTCCATTACTGCTTGGTAGGCATCGATACAGGCGTTGAGTTGGTTGATGGCTTTGTCTCCGTCTGCGATGATTTGAGCAATAAGTCGGAGAACCTCTGTGTCAGATTCGCTTCCCGCTTTTGCGCTATCTCCGCTGGAAGGGGTGGCACTTGCATTGGTTTGTGGGCAACTTGGGGTCGGGAGGCGCACCCTACCAGCACGAATAGCCCGATCAAGAGAAGACTGTTTTTCATTGATGACATTATTTGCCTCCAAAAGTTTAGATGACTGTTCATTTAACTGTTTAGCAAGTTCCTGTTCCTTTACCCTTGCTTCCTCATTCTTGACCGCTATCTCGGCTTGCATCTCAATATCCCTATCATCCCACCCTCTATGGTGTCCATAGCCATAGAAACCAGCCAAAGCAAGTAAAACGCCCAAAATTACCCAAGGATTTGGAATCATTGTTCAGCCCTCGCTAAAGCCCTCTCGTTGGCTATTTTCTCCTTCTCAGGGTCGATATAGTCAGGTGGAGTGCTAGGTGGTGGTGGTGCTCTCCATTCCTCATCCAAAGGAGGATTTACCCATGTCGGCATAGCACCAGAAGGGGCAGTCCAAGTCGATAAACCACTAGGATTGGGTGGTGGTGGTGTTGTAGGCGTAGAAACAGGGGTTGTGGGCGTTGTATGGGTGCTAGGAGGGCTTGAAATCTTATCTGATACCGCTTGGACACCCTTCCTAGACATAACGCCACCAATGCCACCAACAATCAGCAAAACAATGTCGTTTAGCATCTTTAGGTAGCCTTGATCTATCGGTGCAATGCTCTTAATGGGTTGTGTCACAAATGTCACGCTATACAGCATGAAGAAGACAATTCCCGTCAAGATGCAAGTTACGAGTAGGACAACAACTGCCCAAACCCTAACCTCTATCTCATCTTGCGTCAGAAGCCGATTGACTTGGAATTTGTGGTGGTTGGACAATGTTTTTCTCCAATACAGGGGCTACAAGGTAATCAGGACAATCTTGAGTGAATTGGCAATCAGGTCTTTGGCATCTTTTGGCAGAAAAGTTCTTGGGATTCTGGCAATAATACCTGTACCTATCTTCGCATCCAACTAAGAGCATAAGCACCAATAAATACTTCATTTCTTCTCTCTCAGTTCTTCTTTTAACTTACGCAATTCTTTCATTTCCCGCTTCAATTGGGCTTTCATGTAGAGTGTTTCTACGTATGCCATCGAGGTTGCTCCTACAACTACGCAAAGCATCACTCCCATCAGAATCCACCAGACAAGACGTGCAGTTGCCACATTAGCCACCCAAAAATCAAAGATATAAACATCACAGCAATCACTCCTGTTGTAATCTCAATGCACCGTATCTCATACAACTCCTTCCTTTGACGAGCCAATCGTGCCTTTCTGATCATCTCAGACCTAGCCCACTCTTGCTCTTGCTCAATCTTGGAATACATCTTCAGAAACCGACTATACAAGTCCTTCAACTCAGGAGGCGCATATACCATCGCTTCCCTGACTTGCTCCATCAACTTCTCAATCTGTAACTCAATCAAAGCCCTCTCAATTGCCTTTTTACTGCTGTTTTGCTCAGGATCGTATACAGTTTTTGATTCTTCTTCTAATGCCCGATAGTGATTTGTGATCTGTTGTTGCGTGTCAAACAAGATACCCAACTTCTCACCAATGTCCTTGATGAGCAAGAGTTCCATTTCTTCATAGGATTGCTGTTTGGCAAGGGCTTTGGCTTTCGTTTTCGCCACAGGCTTGGGGGCTTCTGTGGGCTTGTCTTTGGGCTTAGAGGGCTTAAAAAGACCCAGAAACCACTCAAATATGCCCTTGATAGCCTTGACATCTGCCAAGACACCTTCAACAGTCTTTTTAGCCCCTTCCAACTCCATTCTGCCCTCATGGAGCATGGCACAGCCTTGCTTAATAAAGCCGACTGCACCTTGCGCCAACATGAGAAGGGAGAAAGGATCAATGGTTTACTCCACGATTTCGTAGTCTGAAGGGTTATACATTTGTGGCTTGATCGCTGGTTCAGGTTGTTGTTGACCCAAAACTCCACCCACAGCGACACCTCTACGAACCAAAGTGTGTGCTATGCCACCAAATAAATCACTAGCAAACTTTGTTGCTCTTTCCGACACATCTTGTGGATCGACATTGCCAATCTTCTTAAATGCCTGATTTACCTTCATAACGGCATCTGGATCGGTCAAGAACCTACCAAGTTCTTCTTTAGTCGTATTGTCAATTTGGTTAACATAAAAGCGACTTAGCAAGTTAATACCCTTGTAGGTAAGTCCTGCCACACGATCACGCAAAACAGACACTAAACCAGCAGGGGAAATGCCTGTTTGCTCTTCAAATCCTGTGCGCTGAACAGTCTTCAAAGGCGTGTTAATAAACAGTTTGTTTTCTAGTTTGCCTGCGGTTTCTGCCAAATCACTCAGAACTTTGTAATACTGTTTGCCAAATAGTTGGTCATACGCAGTTTGATTTTCTTGGATAAATTGCAGAGGATTATTGGAATTCAAAGCATCGTCAACCAATTTTGCTCGCAAAGTAGCAATTGCAGGTTGGTTGCGCCCTGCACCACTTGGAGACATAAATTGCCTACGGAAGTCTGGGCTTGTAAGAAATTGTGAGGCAACACCATCAAGACCAGAAGAACTAAATCTTTGCAAGAGTTTTGCGCTATCTTGGGAATCTTGAATTTTCTTTAAGTCATTAAGTTTTGCAATAGTTGCGGTTAATTCAAGTCCATCACCTGCAATATTTTGCAGTTGTTGTCTAACTTCAGGCACAGCACTTAGCGTATCTTTGTTAACTTCAATATATCTAGCAAGTTTTTTAGCGTCTAAAACACCATCTTTGACTACACCATAACGGGTTGCATCAGCAAAGAACGTATCTTTTACTAGATTTAAGCCGTCAGCACGATCAACGCTTGCCAAATAATCAGTCAAAGCAGTTCTATTCTTGGTAATTGCAGGAATAGATTGCTCTACAAAGTCCTTATATTTAACATCCTGAACTGTTTTAGCCCCATAAGGGATGCCAACTTTTGCCAAATATTCTTTGTCAACAGCCTTGTAAGCATCGCCAAGGTTGCCAGGCATATTGTCAATTACTTGCCCAACTTGCTTTTTCAACTCTAACAAGGTTGGCAATTGTGTTTGGTCAGCCTTGCGAATGGAGTCATTAACAGCCCGTTTTAAACTGTCTAAGTCCTTCATTGATGCTTCAGGAAACTCCCGTATTGCTGGCATCATTGGTTGATTGGTAACAGGATCAATGATCATGCTTGGTTCAGACACAGTAGGTCTAAACTTTGACTTTATTAAAGGATAAAGCGTGGGGAAACGCTTGAAAATGTCATCGTTTTGCTCTTGGTTGACAAAATCATATAGTTTTCCTGTTTCCTCAGAAGAGACTTTATAACCTTTATCCTCTGCGGCAGATATTACGCTGTCGTACTTGTTTGACAACTCTTTGCGAACTGTTACCTCTTTTGCGGCAACCAAATTACGCAATTTGTCACCAATTTCTTGGTAATTAGCACGTTCAAATGCCAACCCCATGTCGGCTAGTTGCTCTTCTACTGATTTAATGCGTTGTTCTACTTTAGGGGCTACTTTTGTGGGCGCACCCAAAGCATTTGCCATCTTTGCCTCTGAAATAGAACCAAACATCTTTCCTTGTCTTGCGGCAAGTTGGGATGCGGCTTCTTGTTCTAGTTGGGCATACTTGGATTGAAAATTTAAATCTCTAGCAGATAAACTACGGGCAGTTTGCATCAACACATTTGAGCCTTCTGCCGCCGCCAATAAAGGTATTTTTACTCCTGTTGCTTGTTGCAACTCTGCCGCACGAAGTAGATTTGCCTTCAAATTAGGGTCTGCCGTATAAGCAGATGCAATCATCAAAGCGGCTTTTTGGTCGCCAAACTCCTTGAGAAGACTATTAAGTTTGTCAGGAGTTAAGGATTTTGATGCAGTTATTTGATTCAACCCTGCCTCTACTAAAACCGCAGGATTTAAGAATCCACCAATCAAAGAACCAACAGTTCTTCCACCTTCAGTTCCAGTAAATGCCTCGCCAACCTGACCTCCCATTTCAGTAGAAACAGCAGTAGCAGAGGGAGTTAAAGCAGTTGCTATGCGTGAACCGCCAGGTATCAAATAGTTATATGGGTTTAAACCTTCTTCTAATCCAGCCCCAACAAGACTTGTAAACAAACCTTGTTTTGGTAATGGTGCAGTAGTCATTCCCAATGCTTGACGGACTTTGTTAGCGGCATCGGTTATTTCTTGTGCCGTAGGTGTTGGTGCTTGTTCACCCATAGCCAAAGGAGCAAAACCAGTAGCGGCAGTTGCAAACCCTATGCCTGGCCCTGCGGCGGCACTAATTGGCGCACCAAGTCCACGCAATGCACGTTGACCAAGGTATTGTCCTGTTGTCATGGGAGGCGTGTCTGCCTCTGTTACAACCTCATAATCATCAGGGTTATAAGTAGTTGCCATTTTTACTCCGCAGGAACAAGTTTTCCACCACGCACAATTTCTATTTTTCCAGTTTTCTTATTGCGAAGTTTAGTTCCCTCTGGAGGTAACCCAACTTGCGTTTTAATTGATAAATCAGGCGCAATAAATTGAGATGTTTTTTCAGGCAAATTCTCAGCAATTGCTCTATCACGATAATTCTTTTTAATTATGTTGTATTGGTTACCTGCATCGCCTTTAAGTTGCCCAACTAATGACATGGCTTCTTCACGTTGTCCTGGGGTATATCTGCCTTCAAAGAACTGGTTTAATGTTCCAGCCAACCTTTGACCAAGATCACCATAATTAGCCAATTCATTAACATCTTTATTGGAAATATTGTTATCTCCAGCAAGTTTGTTAAATTGTTTTTTGGCAATAATGTCTCCTAAAGCGGTATTACTTGTCAAGAGTTTTTCAATTTTATCTGCCGCAGTAATCACGCTTGTAATTGGTTTTGTTTCTGCCACAAAGTCTTTACGCATATTAGATTCTTTATCCACAGTAGACAAACCAACATTTACTGTCGTTCCTTTTCCTTGAATTTCAGCCTTAATTGCTTGCTCAACTTCTTTAACTTTAGGATGATTTGCGCCAAGTTGTTCTACTAATGAATCCCTATAAGACTGAAGTTTTGCAATTGCAGGTTGTCCACCTTGACCACCACGTTGTAGTGCAGTCAATTCATCTGTTAAAAGTTGTATTGCATTTTTGTTTTCAGGTGATTCAGGAGCGGCTTTCAATGTGCGTAATGCCATTTGAATTTGTGCTTCTCGTTGCGCCCTCATCCCTTCAGGGCCAACACCTGCGGCACGACCTTCACGAAGGTTTTTAACTACTTGAGATAGTTTTACTTCTGCTTCACGAGCCATTGTTGCCAAAGCAGTAGCACCTATTGGATCAAATTGGGCTAATCTTTGCGCCCCTGCCATGATTGATTCAGGATCGTTAGGATTAACTTCACGCATTACGGCATTACGCTGACTTAATAGTTGCAATTGGGGGTCTTGTCCACCTAAAACACCCGCCAATTGACGACCGCCATAGATAAGACTTGTCCTAGCAGATGCAAAAGGATCAAGTTGACCTAACTGAGCCGCTTGTGCAAGTGCTTCCCTATTTTGTTGTGCTTGATACGCCTCTGGAGTACCAAACAAACCACCTACGATTGAATCTGCCATTTGGTTACTCCTTAACCAGCAAAATATGGGCTTGTAACACCAGTTGGACTGATGCCACCAGCAGGTTCATTTCCTGACATTCCCCAAGGATTCTGTCCTAGTAAATACCTATCGCCACCACCAAATAATCTAGCAGTTCCTGCCGTCAAGTATGGATTTGTTCCAAAACCTTGCAAGATATTGGCATAGGGGTTGTAGGATGCCGCCTGATATTGGTATGGTGTTGCCGCTTGTGCGCCAAGCATGGTGTATCTACCAGCATTTGCTCCATAAGCGGCAGATTGACCACCTAAACCAGCACCCAATGTCAATGGTTGTTGTCCAAGTTGCTCAATGCCACTTTGTACGCCAAGACTTGTTTGGAATGGGGCTAATGCACCAATTTGACCCTGTTGATACTGCCCAAGCAACCCTGCACCTTGCCCAAACAATCCTGCTCCAAAGGCAGTTTGTTGTTGACCTGCCTGAGTTGCTTGTGCCGCCAACTGAAGGTCTTGCAACGCACGAGCATTAGCCAAAGCCGCTTGCTCTGGGTTAGCCGCCAACATTCCACCACCTTGCGCTACCGCCAAGCCAGTCCTACCTGTGTTTGCCAATTGGTTTGCCAATAAAGCAGATTCACGCTCACGGGCAGGTGCTAATAAGGCTTGTTGGCTTTCCATGTACTTCTGAGCCGCTTGCTCTGGAGTTTGCGCCAAATAACCTGCACCAAGATTGAACAGTCCACCTGCCGCCCTTTGTAGCGGCTCATACTGTTGTTGTGCGCCTAAACCTTGTTGGAGTTGTTGTCCGAGCAAGCCTGAGATTTGTTGCTGATAGGCTTGGTATTCAGGAGATAGCGTATATCCTGCACTTTGCAAATAACCTTCAGGAGTCATCTGGAACTGTGATGTTCCATAACGAGTTGTTACGCCAACAGGACGGAATTTGGCTTGTTCTGCCGCAATTCGTGCCGCCTCTAAGTTTGATTGTGCCGCTTGTTGTGCCGCACTCTTAGCGGATTCGCCTTGTAAGTAGCCACCCAACAGGCTTGCACCACCCATTAGAGCCATTCCTGTTCCAACTGAAATAGGCATACTATTTTCCTTTTATCAAAACTTCGTCCACTTTTGACGGGTCTTTCTCGTCTGTGGCATGAATACAATACCAAACACAATCTGTAATAGCCTTAACTCCATGAGTCAGACCAGACTTAATCTCAATACACGCTGGCGCATCAACAATATCAATTTCATCACCTCGCAATACAGCCACTTTTCCTTTTGCCAAGATAGACAAATGGCTGTAATCGTGAGTATGCTTAAGGATGGCTTGACCTGCTTCAAAAACCATCTCTTTTGCATACAAACCATCACTAAAGTGGTGCGTAATCATGCTGTCCGTTTCCATAAATAGACAACGACATAAGGTGGCAAGTTAGCGTTTGTTGCGCTAGAACCTGTTGTAGAGATTGCCACACTAATGCCTGTCGTTGCAGAACCAGTATTGTGTGATCCATTAAATGTTTGTGTATTATTTGAGCCAGAAGAACTATCTGTTTGTTGCGCTCCAGTATCAGTATGCGTGTGACCAGGATCGGTAACTGTTGCCGTGTGAGTATGGCTTACAACAATTGCATCCTTAGAACCACCTGTATTGCCAACTGTGCTGAAAGTAGCATCGCCACTATCCAAGCCAATCATTACCTTACCTGCACCAAATGCAGTCCAAGTACCAAAACCCAACAAAGTAGCAGGGTTGGTACTAGATGTAGCATTTGTATACACAGTTCCCACGGGATACAACGCTTGTAAAACAGTCTGTACAAACGCAGTAGTCGCTAACTTAGTAGAACTATCCGTAGAGGTTTGGGTGGTTGCCGTAGTTCCCGTAGGCAAGACAGGAGAACCCGTAAAGGTAGGGCTTGCCAAGTCTGCCTTGCTTGCAACAGCCGTAGCAATACTATTGAACTCGGTGTCAATCTCAGTTCCCTTGACAATCTTCAATGGATTGCCAGAGGAAAGACTATCCTTACTAGCGAAATTCGTGGCTTTGGTGTAGTCGCTCATACTATTTCCTTAATAAACCTTGCCTTCTTTGGCAAAAATCTCAAGTTTTTGGATGCTCAAAGGGAAAGCATTGATGTCTGCTTCATAACCTGTTTGCACAATCTTTCCAGAACCTGTTGGATAAACACTCAATGTTTGCATCGTAATTCCACCAGAGTATTCTGCGGTGGTATTGTATTCCGCTACACCATAATATGAAACTGTCTGAGTAGGAACTTTTGCAGATGCTGAGTAATAATTTCCCGAAAATTCGTAACCCCATTTGAAGGTCACATACTGGTTACTTCCCCCAATCACAACCGCCCTCAACTTCTTCAGAATGGATGTAACAGACGGATTACCCAAATCAGCATTATTCGTAAAATACTGAAATCGATATGTAGATGTGTCATCGTTATAACCAGAATAGGTAGCAAGATAGCCCCCTTTCCCTATGTATAACGTCCCATCTTGCTTTGTCAACAAGGATTTAGGTTCAATGGAGTCCCAAGTCGTTACCCTTGCCGCACCATCTTGCAATGTGGCTTTCATGTCAAAGCAATAAACTGACTTCAAAACAGGCAAAGTCAGCAGATAAAACGCTTCCTTACTGTTGTATACAGACTTAATATTTGCCAATGTCTCACTTGCAATGGCAGAAATCAAGTCATTTCGCACATTCTTAGATAAGTCACGCAAAGGCATAGACTTCTCTTGGATCGTCCGCAAAGCACTCCTAACACCCGTAGAAGACAGGAATATCAGGTCAGTACCCGTATAAGCCAAAGAGTCCCTTGCCACACAACCAATTCCCGTAACTACATCTTGCAATGTCATCGTAGAAGGGGTAGTCGCTCCTTGGTAAACAAGAATATTGTTCTTGCCAAAGATAAACAAAAAGCCGTTATGCGCCCCTAAAGCGACAATTACATCCCCACCTTTAGGCCACACAGTCGTGGTATCTAGCGTCCCCGCAGTTCCACTATTCCACTTGTTTGCCAACTTGGTATCGCACCATTGGACAGTTAACTTATCTGACGATACATCTGCTGTCCAAAGTCGTCCATAGGCACTTAGAGCCGTGTTAGCCAACTGAGCCGTCCCTGCATAACCAGACAACTCGCTAATGCGCCTATATGTCGTGGTAGACAAGGCAGGGTCAAACACCAGAGGATCATGCCCTGATTGGAACAAATAGAGTGCGCCAGCCAAGGAAACCATCTGCCAATTGCTTGCAGAGATAGTCGGAGCAGTTCCACCACCCCCATAAGTCAAAGTCACCAAGGAAGAACCGCTTAGTTTGAATAACTTGCTGTTCCCCGCCACAATGGTGTAGGAAGTGGCATCCGCAGTCACAACTTCACCAATAGAGGTAATATCATTGGTGGACAAGTCCGTATTTACTGAGGAATTGACCTTTGTCCAACCTTTTCTAGCCCCGATACGTCCATATTGGTCAATCACGCAATTGTTAGCAACCAAAGCGAAACCTTGTGCCAAATCCAAGGACGAATCTTGGGTGTTCAACCCATAGAAGCCTGGGGCTGTTATCGCAAAGGCTGAGATTGCTTCTGCCATTATGTCGCCTCAAATGTGTCGTTCTCAGGCGATCTAGCCAACTCTAAGGAAATCAGGTCTGCCAATGATGACTTATACAAGGCATAAGCCTCAGAACTGCTCAAACCACCATCCTCACCACGCTCCACTAAAGCACGAGCAAATGCACCCAAAACAATAGGTTCTTTTGCCAACAAAGTAGTCGAGGAGTCTGTGGAAAACTCCGCTTCAGGCACGATTAGGCTAAAACGGATGTTGTATACAGCATCGGGGACAGGCCAAAACACGACTTTAATATCGCCACTACTATCCACCCCTTTGACTGTGTAGTAGAAGGAGTCATACTGTTGGTGAGACAGAGGTGACAAGACATAGTAGTTGGTGGTGTTGATGACATCTATGGTCTTGTAGCGCACACCTGCACCCGTGATGCTATATGGGCCTGTACTCCCTGCGGTGGTGGTGACAGTTATTGCCGTATTAAAGGCATCCCAATCATAGGCATCGGAGACTTGACGCTTGGCATCATTGATGTATTTGCCAACCAAGGAGGAGACAGTATTCTCAGATACGGAGGTGACTTGAGGTTCACGCATCCGAACCAAAACATCGTTAACCAAGTCTAAGTAGGTAGGTAAAGCCATTACTTCTTCCCTTTATTTCTCGCAGAAATCGCTTTTGCTTTTGCCTTTGCGTCAGCCTTGGAGGAAGCCCCCCATGCCTTTAGAGAAAGAAGCAGTCTTGTCGGTTCACCATTCTTGTACTCAGGGCCACTCATGTTGCCCATTCTTGCCAAGAAACTTGCTCTACGGGGGTTATCCCCCGATTTAACTGGTGCTTTCAGATTACCACCAGTTTCCGCATTATAGGATGCTCTCCCTTTGGCGTTCAAACCGCCCTTCTTGTTTTGTCCTTCAGAGCGTTGCCAAGCGGGAGTTTTCATACTATTTCACCTTTTTTGGTTTCTTTGCTGTTTTAGCCGATTCAATAAATGCCTTGGCAGTTGGCGCACCTTTGCTACCAACTCTACGCATCTTCTCACCAGAGCCTTCAGCAATCCGTTTGCGTTTTGCCCAAATATTTGCATACAAACCTTGTTTAGCCACTTTAGTAGCCCTTTTTCTTTGGCTTTGGCATCTTTGCTTCACTCATAGCAATAGCAATCGCTTGCTTGCGTGAGGTCACGACAGGGCCTTTCTTAGAGCCAGAGTGCAGTTTTCCTGCCTTGTACTCGTGCATAACCTTGCCAACCTTAGCCATTTTGGATGTTTTTGCTTTCATGCCTACTCCTTACTGAAGGGTGAGTTGATAGAGGGTGTTTTGGTATAAACCAACAATTTCATCAATCTTGTTTTGCAAAGCAGTCTCAGTCCTTGGGACGATCTGTTGGCGGTTAGACTCAATCCAATCCATTTGCTGGCGCAAGACCTCAGAGACAGTCCCTTTGTACTTGTTGGTGACATAAGGAACATCAATACGCATTGCATAACGCCCCATATACTGTTGGGCAAAGTCATCTGCCAAAGGGATAATCCCCTCGTAGAACTCATTTAATGTCTTGTGTTCGGCAAAAGATAGGGTTTTAAGATGGATTCTGTGGGTAATCTCTCTAGCGAGAAACAGTAAACCTACAAATTCACCTGCGCTGTTCGTTGCCATCTTCATTCCTTAGTTATTGGGCCACCCGATTTCCAAGCATCACAGGTGCGTTTGGCGGCACAAGTGAAGTGGAAAAGTTCACAAAATCCTAGATTTGCCGCATCAATAAACTGCTGATCGTAGGACAACTCTTTTTCAGAAATATTCATTGCCTCTAAGCCACCTTTGATGCACTCCATCATCTTTGGAGTCTGGATAAATGCGGCACAGTTGCCACAACGCATATCCATAATATCTTTGGTAGGGGCTTTGTACATCTTGGCTTTCTTCAGCCAAAACGCATGGTTAGCATCGTTAGGATTGGGTGGGCCGTATCCATACTCTTTGAAAGCATGGTTTCTGTTCTTCAAATTGGTAGAAACATCCTGAGTTGCCACAGGACAAACTGACCCTGACAACATCCCTTGTTTCATCTTATTAACTTTCCACCAACAAAGGTGATCAAACCACCAATAGCCGAAGCAATCATCATCCCTGTCCAAAAGCCACCCTTAGACTTGTTTGCCAACTCAAGCAAAGCCTTTACATCCTTGGATAACTGGTGAACTTCATTCTGGAGAGCCTCTACTTGGGCTTCCAACTTGCCAAATTCTCTTGCGCTTATATCGTCACTCATAACAGTACCTGTTCCTTACGGGGTCTTCCCATAGGTTTTCTAAGAGTAATTGTGTGCCTTGTTCCATCGTCTTTAACATCTTCCACCACAATAGAGTCATCAACATACTCATATTCGGGATGACGTTTCATCTCATCAATGTCGTGTTGCGCTGAGAATTGAATCACAGTTCCGCTACGCTTACATTTGAACAAAGCCATAGGTATTCCTTAATAGAAGAAAGGAGGGCAAGCCCCCCTTCCTTTTAGACCATGCGAACTACAACGAGTCGCAATGTGGTTGACGCTAAGTCAACAGTAGCAGTAGATTCATTCTGAATACGGAATTTGACGGTATTAGCGGCAGAGACATACCCTGTCACAGTCAAACCAACCAAATCCACACCCAAAGATGCACCAATAACCATGTCACCCAAGGCAACGCCTGGGATCGTTATGTCATCAGTCTCACCTGCCCCATCAACCAATGAACCTGCGTTCAGCGTTGCTGTTACAGCCCATGTATCAGAGAAAAGACCACGAAACTGGTCATTACCTCTGCGAGTCGTTACGGAAGAAGCCGTTGCCATTTATTTCTCCTAATTAAAGTTTAAAAAGACCCCCCAGTTACGGGGGGAGCAACTGCAATTAGGCTGGAACTGCCAAAGCAAATGCAGATGAGGACTTAGCCGCACCAGTAGATGCCAAGGTACGCAAGGCGGCTACGCCATACAGAGTGTCAGATGTAAACAATGTACCGAGGTACTCTTGCTTGTACTGAGTCTGTGAGCGAACTGCTTGCTGTTCCACCAATACCATAGCCTCTTTGTGACCCATCAAGCAAATGCGGTCAGCACCAGAGTTACCAGCACCCGTATCAGCGTTAGAGGAAACAAACACGGGGATACCGTACAAGTTACCAATCTCACCATTGCGGATTGCATCGCCATTACCCACGAAAGCCTGTTCGGTGTAACGAGCCAAGCCCATCAAGGTGTTACGGCTTGAGGGTGGGATGACGAAGAAACGTCCGTCCATTGGGACATCGTTGTCGTCAAGGCGTTGGATGGTTCTACGGATAGCGGCATCTGTCAAAGCAGAAGCGTTAGAGGTAGAACTGTTGTATGCAGTCGTTCCGTCACCACCAATGTATGCCTTGGTAGAAGAGGAAGAGGTTGCATAGTCATCAGTACCGATGGTTGCACCATTGAAGGCACGACCCAACTGTACCAAGTCTGTATCGACTTGTTTAGCCAATGCGTAACCTGCGTCACCTGTGTAGAAACTACGTAGGCTATTCAAGGCTTGTGCTTCAACGATGTCTTCGATCAAACGGCTATATTCATAGTGTTTGTTGATAGACACTTGTACTTCTGACTCGGTGTTAACGATCAAAGTTACAGCGTTGGTTGCACCCTTGGCAGACGCAGAACCACGAACAGGTGCTGGAATGTGAACGGTGTCACCTTTCTTGCCCTTGAAGTTCATACGCATGACTAGGTTAGCCAAAACGAGGTTTTTCTTGTAAGACGCAATAATCTCGTCCGACCAAATTTCAGGGATGAAATTAGCCGCAGTCGTTACGGTCGTATTATTTGCTGGGGAAAATGCTGTCGCCATGTTAATTCTCCTTAAGAATCAATAACTTACTTCACCCGACCTTCAGCATACGCTTGCATGATTTCCGCAGAAAGTGCCTCGTATCTGTCAGGATCGGTCATTTTTAGCCGAATTAGGTCAGCCCTCCTGTAAGTACGCTTGCCTGATTCTCCCGATCCACCTACATCCACAGATGCCGCCTTGAGACTATTCTTGCGATTTGACTCTGCGTCAGAAGTCACTTGTTTAGTCTTAACGCCACGTAACTGCTTGAAGGTAGATAACAATTCATTAGCACTATCGTAGTCAAATTCACCATCAGCCTTCGCATACAACGCCATCCGTACATTGGAGGATTTAACCCAATTTACGAACTCTGGATCGGCAGAAATCTGCTGATAATCAGGGTGTTCTTGCGCTAACTTCTGCTGAATCTGCATCCTTTTGAAGTCATTAGCCGCTTGTTTAGCCGCCAACACATCGGGATGTCTCTCAACCGTACTCTGAATCGCCTTCTGAGGATTCTCAAAAAAGTCTACTTCAGGTTCAACTTCAGCGTGTTGGACTTTCGTTCCGAGATTTTGCTTAATCAACTCGTCAGCAAGTTTGCGAACCTCTCCAACCTCTTGAGCCTGCTTACCAATCAACTTTTCAGCCTCTTGGTGCATTTTGATGATATCTTCTAAGTTTTTATTCCTATATTTCTCAGGAATCTTAGTATCATCTACTTCAATTTGGTCTTGAATCTTCGCTTCTTCTGCCTCTAACTCGTTAGGCATCTCGTCTTCTTTGTCAATCAACATACTGTTTCCTTTTCCTGCCACCAATGGGTTCTAGGAGACTTACACATGAACTCGACAAGTGTTTATGAGTTCGCCTTTTGCTCCGCTCTCAGTTTTTCACGATGGATGCGGTCAAATTGGTTTGCCGCACTAGGGAAATTCCCAGACCACCCTTCTAACTTGAACTTCGGAGCAGAGATTGCTTTGAGTGCTACCTCTCCGCAATCCCCACACGGAACTTGAGTTGTCTCATAACCAACCAATTTCTCCGTGAGTTGTCCACAAACGCAGACAAAATCATACATTTTCAACATTTAATTCCTCATAAGCCCGTTTACTGACCTCTCTCAAGGTTTTTAGCCAAACAAGTATGGAAAGTTCGCCTTTTTTGAATTGTAGGCTTTTTTCGTCAGGGATTGTACTAATATTGTTCAACGATTCCATCATGTTGTCAATATCCTCCATCAAATCCTTCCACCCGTCCATTGCCATCATGGAAAAGCGGTCTTCGTAGTATTTTTGGAGTTCTGGATTCATTAGGATTCCTCTGCGGGAAGTGGGACGTTGCCCTCGTTAAGCCATGCTAGATAGGCTTGGTAGTCCGCATTTGCGGAATCTGCTGGAATAAACATAATTGCGTTATCATTCTCATCCAATTTGTTTATTCCTTGCGTTCCATATCCATTCCATTTGGCTAATTTATACATTGTTATAACTCCGCTGATGCTGTCCAAGAAAAGTAATATTCATTTTGATTTCCAGAACCAGGCATGATAATTGTAAATTTTCTATCTCCACCAACAATACTTCCATTTGTATAGTCTGCATTTCCAGAAATATGATAATAACCAGAACCACCTGCTGTATTGTTATATGTAACTATGGTTGCTGACGCTCGCTTTCGTTGTTTAAATTGAATGGTTACTGAAAATGCAGATATTGATGTATGGCTTCCTTGCCAGTACTCATAACTTCCACCGCCAAAACCAAATGTTGGAGCAGTACCATAATCATGCGATTTTTCGTAGTAGCGTTCACAAAGCGATAACTCACTGCCAATATCGCGATAGTCAAAACTTGTCGCTGTTGAGCCTTTTTCTAGTTGTACGCCTGTGATGTAGAAGGTTGCTCCGTTTGTACCGACTACGGATGTTGCGCCTGTGGCTGTGTATCCAGCAGTTGAAGTCCACGCTCCAGCAGTAGTTGAAAAACTAGAGCCAGCACCCATGCCAAATCCTACTTGAATACCAATTCCATTAGTCCCACCAATCCAAGTGCCACTTTGATCTCCAGCAACAGTTACGCTTTTTTGCTCCCAAGTATTTGCAGAACTAATAGTATAAGTAAAAGGATAGAATCTATTTTCTGCACTATTAAAAAAAGAACCACCAAAAGTTCCTGTCAAAGAACTTCTAACCCAAAATGACAATGTTACTGTTTTTGCGTCAACAGTTCCCCATGCCAAATCTGCTGTATTAAAACCTTCAATTTTTTGACGAATAATAAAATAATCTGAAGCACCTACGCTATAAGCAGATAAAGATGTAACAAGCATTGAATTGCTAAATCCTACGGGGGCAGTTGATGACTGCTGTGTACTTATTTTTGAAGACGCAGAAGCATTAAAAACCCATCTATCTAATGTGTATGTATTTCCAGATGCAATAGTCACACTAGCACCAGCATTACGTTGGTCAATCACCATCGCACCATTGATGATGCGGTTTTTCATTCCTATATTGCCACCTTGTGTAATGGCTTGCAATTCAGAAGAATATGCTTGTACATCTGTGCCTATTGCTAAACCAAGATTAGTTCTAGCAGAGGATGCTGTTGTAGCATTTGTTCCACCATTGGCAATTGCCACAGTTCCCGTCACATTGCTTGCCGTTCCCGTGGTGTTTTGGTTTAGCGTAGGAATGTCTGCGGCAACAATTGCCCTGAATGTTGGCACTCCTGCGCTTCCATTGGGCGAGGCTAAAACATAATTAGCAGTCTTAGACGCATAGGGATTCTGAGTATCACCATATCCATTTGATAGGCTAATCGCTGGCGTAGCACCACCACTTGAGGCTACTGGTGATGTTCCTGTAACAGAAGTAACTGTTCCTTGTGGGTTGGACGCAGTTGTGATGCTTGTCACCCGTCCATAGGTATCTACTGTAATTACAGGAATCAAGGTAGAAGAACCCGTAGTCCCTGCCGTGACAATTCCGCTTGCTAAATCTATGGTAGGGGTTGCGCCACCAGAAGAAGTAATCCTTCCCGTAGTTCCTGATACAGAAGTAACACCCGTATTGGCAACAGTAATCGATCCTGCACCATTGGTGACGCTGATTCCTGTCCCTGCGGTTAAGTTCGCTTTCTCCCACAATGAAGTGGTGGCGTTGTAAATAATCGTCTGTCCGTTGCTTGGAGATTGAGCCGAAACATTGTGGATTTCGTCTAATTCATAGCCATTTTGGACTTTTACAAACAACTTTCCGTGGACAGCATGGGCATACTCAACAACTGCCACATAAACCAAGTGCGTAGGCGCATAGGTCTTGGTTGCAGTCAATGCGCCAGCCGTTGTGCCACTCAAATACAGTTGTGCGCCATCTGTATAGGCAGAAGTGTCAATCTCAGTAATCAATCCAATGACAGTCACATAGCCATTGGTGTTGTTTGCCAAGTCTGCTGACATCAAGCCTAATGTCTGAGCAGAGGTAGAGTCAGAAGTAGCCAATGCCTTGGAAACAGTAGGAATCTGTCCCGTAGCACCAGAGATATAAACTGCCGTTCCTTTGGTAAGAGTTGCACCCGTAGTATTGCGTACTTGAACCACTACATTTGGTGCATTATTGACAGACAAATCTGCTGTTGTTCCTGTCGTATTGACTGAAACACTATTATCAGTTGAGGTGACAAACTGTAATGTCTCTGATTGGTCAATCTTTTGCCAAGCAGTTCCATTAAATATCAACCAATCGCCTACCGCCCAATCCGTAATGCCATTAAGATTAGTAGACCCAGCAGTAGCAACAACGTAATAGTAACCGTTTGTTCCAGAACTACTAGTAAGAGTTGGAGTATTGCTTGAAGCATTCCATGTTCCTTGGTAAGACAAACCACCTGCGACACTTCCCCACGACAAGACACTTCCGTTGGTCGTCAAGAACTTGCCTGAATTTCCTGTTTGACTAGGAATCAGGTTATCTATCTGGGTTTGAAGGGAGGCTAGAGTATCAAGGACAGACTGAGAAGTACCACCGCCATTGGTAATAACTTTGATTGATTCCGCAAGGTCAGGAGCAACAACTTCACCAACATTGAGTTCAACACCACTAGACAACCCAATGATAAGGCTACCATCAAAATCGATACGAGCAGAGGTGACACTAACACCATCAACCCCGTCCACCCCATCACGCCCATCTCTGCCATCTTTGCCATTATTTCCTTGAACGCCTTGGTTTCCGTCACGCCCGTCCCTGCCATTGCGCCCATCCTTTCCGTCTTTGCCGTCTTTACCATCTTTGATAGAGGCAACCCGTTGCTCAATGGCATTTCCGACTTCATCGTACCTAGCACGAATGTCTGCTTCTATGCGTTTTAGTGCATCTACGACTAAACCCACATTCTCGCCAATGCGTTGCTTTTGAACTTCCTTGGCTTGGGCGACAGAAGCCTTAATCCCGTCCAAAACAGCCAATTGCTGTTCAGGATTCATGTTTTTGAGGATTAACTCCTTGGCTAGGCTTTCAATATCCATTATTCACCCTTTGATTGGGTTGAAGATAGTTGTTTTGTCAGTTGGTCAAGGAAGTCTTGCTCCATTCCTTGCACTTTGTTTTGCTTGTCTGCCATCTGCATTTCGACAATCTTAGATTTGTTCTTAATGTCTGCTTCTTTGAGCATCAATTCGGCTATCTTAACCCTCTTATCAAACTCACGACTTGCCGCTTCATCCGAATTGGGCAGGTTTTGAGTCATAGAGTTGGTCACTTTTGCCTGAACTTCCTGTGGCAACAACTGTGCTTCTATCATTGTCTTAGTCGCATCAGCCCTATTTTGCTCTGCCTGTGTCGTACTGACAGCAATCTGAGCCTGAGCCGCTTGCAACGCCAATTGTTGTTGCGCTTGTTGCATTTGTTGGGCTTGTGGGTCAGGTTGGCTCATCTTATCCAACGCATCCATCAGTTCATACCTATTGGTAAACGAACTATTGCCAATAATTCCCTTGAGAATCAAAGGCATGACGGGGGTGTTAGGGCCTAGCGTCTGTAAAAGTCCCACAAACTGTTGTTGTTCGTATTCACGGGCAATGATTCCAAGGCTTGCCGTTGGGACAAAATTCATGTCCACAGAGGGATAACGCTCTGGATCGAACTGCATATAGCGGAAAGCCGCCTTCTTTATGAAAGGCATCAAGAAATCTTCTTGGAAGTTCACCAAAGTGCGCTTGTACTTCTTGATAATGGAAGCAATCGCCATAGACATACCGCCTTGACCACCATCACGGGCTACGGCAGAGACTAATCCTTGAGAATCTAGTGTTCCAGTAGCCTGTAAAAGCATGGTTTGGAAGGAAGTGGCGGTGGCAATGTTGCCTTGATCGGTAGTACCGAACTTGAAAGGCATCAAAATCTCGGCTGGAGAGCCGTTGGTGAGGATTGCCTTGCCTGGCTTGACCTCAAACTTCGCTCCCCTTGGCAATCTAGTCGCATCCATCGCAATCATGGGGCTAGTTGTCAGGGCTAGGGAGTCCAAATGACTACGGACTTGAGCATCCGTTGCCTTTTGCATATTGTAGGCTTTCTCTACTGTTCCTCTTCCCACAATCCTGTTTGGCACAGTATCGGCTTGGAAGGTGATGATAGGACGATCCTTCATCATGTAGGGGTTTGGTTCTGCCTTGAGGAGCAATGATTCGTTGGCAATCACCACAATTGCTTCTACTAAGTCTGTGTATTCCTCTGCCACAGAGTTTTCGGGGAAAAGTTCAACAATTTCCTTCTGTTCTTCTGTGTTTTCAAGGTATTCCCTTGGAACAAGTCCATAGTAGGTCAACAAACGGACTTTTTGATCCTTGTATTGGGTGGTTTCTTGGGTTGGCTCTAAATCTGCATCTTCAGGATCGGTATTGATGTCTACTTTCCTGTATACACCCGCCTCTATGCCTTGGACAATCTTGTGGATTGAGACAAACTTCTCTACTGCCACTCCCATACAGTCTTCTATGCTTGTTCCATTGGGGTCAAACAAGAAGTTCTTGGGGTTGATTGGGTTGATCCGCACAGAAATGCGGTCTTTTTCCATGACACCGATTGCCGCTTGAGTTGGCATCCCCATAATGGGTTGGGTGGCAGGGTAGAACTCTTTTTCAGTCTTGACAATGATTTCACCTATGCCAATGCCATAGATTTCTCCCATCAAAACTGCTTGGTCGATAGATTTTCTTACCTTGTCCTTGGCAAAGTCCTCCATGAGTTGCGCTTTGAGTGCGCCAACATCTAGGGGATTGCCATCTAAGTCTTGAATGTCGTCTTTAATGTCAAAGAACTCGCCTTGACCAAAGATGGCTTCCATGATTTCAGCATGACGGGTTTCCACGGCTTGCTGAGTGCCTGGGGTTATCAGGCGGCTTCTCTCAGACTCCCGTGTAGCGTCTTGTTCTGCCCATTCACCACGGAAGATGCGCTCGTATTCTGTCCAAGCGTCTAGGTAATTGCTATCTCGGTAGTCACGCCATCTATCGCAATGGTCAACCACAAAAGAGACTAATTCTTTGTCTGATTCTGTGGGTTGTGCGAATTCGCTTTGCTCAAGTGGTTGCTCTTCAGCCATGTTTTACCTCGTAAAGGTTGCTTTTCCGCATGTTTTCAATTGCTGGAATAATTTGTAAATTGCTTGGAACATGCAGTCCACTAACATTTTTCCCTTGTAATGGAATTACATGGTCAACATGCCAATCGTAGCCACTCTCCCTAGAGTACATAGCCGCAATTTGATAATAACATTTAATTTTTAACAGGTCAAATTCAGTCAACCAAGGAGGCATCCTTTGCAATTTTGCGGCTTTTCTACGCATTTGTATCTTTGCTCGAATTGCTTTCGCTTTTTCCCTATATTTTTTTAGAGTGGATAAATAATTCTTGTTTTGTTTTCTATGTTTCCTAGCGTAACGGTTAACTTTTTCCCTGTTTTCAGAGTCATATTGCCTATCTCGTTTCTTTTTACATACTTTGCAATATCCTTGATACCCATCACTTCGCCCTTTATTTTTATAAAAAAAACTAAAGTCTAGGGTTTTGTTACATTTAGGGCAAAACTTCATATCAGAATCCAGCAATTACATCCATAGGTTGCCAATTTTCATCCTCATCGCCTTCGTAATAAGAAGTTATTGCAAGTTGGTCAACATAGGAAAGGCTGTCAGGCCCGTCATCGTGAACCCCTTGTGATGGGAAAAGCAATAGTTGATCTAAGAACCAATCCCAATCTTCGTCTTGGTTAAGGATAATTCGACCATGCTCAAATCTACCCTGCAACGCCCAAATAATTCTATCGCTTTTCTTCCGATTCCCGTGTGTTAAATCCACAATATGAGAATAAACATTATTTTTTCTCATAAGGTCGCTTAGGTAAGGTAAAACGGCATTTTTTAGTGCGCCACGTTCTATTCCTACTGAAATTGGCCTGTAATCTCTCATTGCCATTAGGATGTTGGCGGCTGTTTGCCGAATATCCCAACGTCCATGAACTATCTCTTTTACCCACCATTTCCCGTCTTCAGTCACTTTGACCACAGAGATAGCCGACTCGTCTAGGCGTTTCTTAGCGTTCCCCGCTTGTTTTGCCACTTCCTCAAACCCTGCCAAGTCAATCGCTATGTAGTAACTGCCTTGTTGGGGTTCTTCCCCGTATTTGATCCATTTTTCTTTGAAAATATCGCTACCAGCATTGGTAAAACTCGCCATGTACTCTTGCTTAAAAGCAAAGGTAGAGAGGGTTTTCTTGGCAGATTCGATCTCTGTGGGGTCGATCAGGGGGTTGTCTTTTGTTGTGAAATGCCAAGACTTCCAGTCGGAGTCCTCTGCGCTCTCGCCCAGTCTAAACAGATCGTAAAACCAGTTTCTTCCCTTGGGCGTTCCCAAGAAGAGTGCTCTTCCTTTGCGGTCTGAGAGGGAGGCTCGGATAACTTGTTCCCACGCTTCGGGCTTGATGTCTGCGACTTCATCGAGGACTGCATAGGAGAGTGAAACTCCACGTAGCGTGTCTGGCCTGTCTGCTCCACGGACATAGATAGTTGCTCCGTTGATGGTGGTGATGTTTTGGTTGTTGATGTGGGCATTTTGGATAACCTCCCGTCCTAAGTCTAACAATACGTCCCAAATAATCTGTCTCGCCTGACCATTGGTGGGCGCAACATAAAGCACGGCAGAACCTTGAGGGCATCTCAAGGCTTCAATCAACAAGGTAATAGCGCAAAGGCGGGATTTTCCACATCTGCGTCCAGCGGCAATGACCTTAAATCTCGTAGTGTCGGCAAATACCTCTTGTTGCCAAGGCAAAAGGGAGAAATTTAGGTCACTCATCCTTAACCTCTATATCTTCTGCGTCAATAGTGGCAGATTGCCCTATTTCCACGCCCCCAATTCCTGTAATCGTAATATTGACTG